GACCACAATATCATTGCGAACATCTGCACCTCTAGTCAAAACCTTTAATCCTGCTCCAAAGGCTGTGTTGGCTGAAATGTCTGTGTAACCATTATTTGCGAGATAATTCTGCCGGTGAATAGCATCCGCATAACCAATCCGTCCTTGATTGTCCTCATACAAAACTCCAAATGCACTTTGAGCAATAAGGCTTGCAATGTTATAGACCGTATCTGGCTCTGCTGATCTTGCCCTAATATCAAATTGCCCCGGACGATCAATTTCCCCAAGTCCTAAATTTTCAGCATTTGCCCAAGTAGTAGTTGGATCATAGCCTGACCATGTTTCAGCTGCTGGCACTTCATTCCAATTGTTTAAGAATAAATCTGAAAGCAATTCATAAATCTGATCGCCGTCATTATCTCGAGCCAATGTCCCTTCATAAATTACTTTAGGCAATTTAGCCAATGAACCTAATGCAAGGATTGTGTAAGTAAAGGTTTCAGCAATACTGCTTGCTGTTGCAACCTCGGTGGTGATGTCTGTAATGTTGCCACCAAATAAAGTCCTAAAAACATTTGTGCTATCTTTGACCTGTAATGCTATTCCGTCATTGACTTGGAAATTGTAGTTTTCATTATTCAAAGCCACTAATGCAATTTGAATATAAGATGGCGTTGGCTGTGCGTAAATATCCTCACGCCCTGCTTGATGGGCTATATCAGAAATGGCAACATCGGTGTATTCCACACCATTAATGCTTAACTTATATTCAGGCGTAAAGACTGACATTATCTCGCTCTAGTGATGCCGCTGTTATAGAGCTGTGGAACTGATCTTGATGAACTCTGATTAATGACCTTAGCAACGGCTCTAGCAGCACCCTCGGAATCTACGGCTTGAACTGTTATGTTGTTTACTGTTGTGCCAGCCCTTGCAGCACCTGATGCCAATTGAGCAGCTGTGGCAGTTTGAGCAGCAGCGGTTGCACCTGATGACGCAGCAGTTGATACTCCTGAACTTGCACCTACTTGGCTAATGTTTGGCAAAACAGGAATGGCATTGTAAGCACTAATCAATCTATTAATTCCTGAAATAGCGTTATCAACAGCTGTTTGAATTGCAGATATAACTTTACCAATAATATCAACGATTCCACCTGCAATAACTCCAATAGTCTTTAAGGCTGCCCCTAAGCCAGTAACTAAAACAGGAATGATGACATCAGTTATGAATCGACCAAATGCATCAAATGCTTCTTGGTTGTCTTTAATGGCTTGCTTAATTGGATCAAAGTATGCAGCAAACTCTTGCAATCTAGGGACTACCTGATTAACAATAAGATCAACAAATTTTTCAACAAATGGAAGTAACCGATAACCAATTTCCTCTTGCGCTTCGGCAAAGGCTTGTTTTAATCGATCAATTCTGCCTTGAAATGTTTCAGCGTTTGCAGCTGCTGCGCCACCATAAAGATTGGTTAATGCCTTTGTAGTTTCGGTAAAGTCCATTGCCTTCAAATCGGCTTGGCTCAAACCAATTCCTAATCTAGCAAGTCTTGTATCTTGTCCTTCATAAGCTTTTGATAATGCTTCAACAACTGTGCCAAGTTCTTTGCCAGTTCCTTTTGATACATCAATTGCAAGGGTAAGCAGTTTTTGAGATTGGGTTACGTCCTTAGTTGAAACAGACAATCTCTGGAATGATGCTCTCAATTCATTGTCGGTTATACCTGTGGCTAATTGTGTTTGTGTTATGTAATCCTCAGTTGCCTTTATTTGGGCATTTGTAGCCCCTGTGGCACTCTTTAGGGCAGCAGCCAACCTTAACTGTGCCTGTTCATCCTCGATGGCTGATTTGACCCCATCAACGGCTAATTTGACCCCATAGGCAGCAGCAGCTGCAGCAGCAACCGCAAAAGCAGCAGCAGCCTTTTTTCCAAACTCAGCAATCTTGCTGGCATTGGTTTCAACGGCTTTATCAGCTTCGCCTAATTTCTTTTTTAAGTCATCAACATCGGCAAGTATTGATAACTTTAAGGTGCGATTACCGGTTGCCATTAGACCCATTCCTTAATGATGCGATTAAAACTTGCTTCCCATTTGTTAATCAATTCAGGCTGAATTCTGCGAAGGGTTGGATAAATGAACCATCCTCGAGATCCACGACCTTGCCGTCCCGAATAACTAGGAAACTGTTTGAATTTATTTGAACCAAACTCAATGCCACCCCATAGGGTTTGCGTAGTAGCACCACCTGAAAACTTTTGTCTTGCGAATCCATAACGGAATTCACCAATTTTGCTTGACTTTGAGATGCTAACTCCGTCCGCAACTCTTTGCGCAACTTTGCCCGATTTTTCTCTGCCTCTAGCTGCTGACTTAATTTCCTCTGATGCAAAATACGCCAAAGCAGCAGATTGAGTTCTTGCTTCCTCTGTTGCTTGATCGTCCATAAGTTTGAAAGCCTTGTAAATATCACGCAGATCGGATTTGTTGTAGGCGATTGTTTCATTTGCCATTCCTTCGCTCCAATATCTCGATCGCTGTTAAAATGTCCTCTGCTTCAACCCATTCGCTCATTGGTATTTGAGTGCTTATCGCTAACTCAACCAATAATCGATTTAGGCTTCCTTCTGGATGACTTTTGGGTCTGCATCACCGACTATTACATCAGCGACAGTTTCCATCCAAATATCCATTGATTTGACGGGTTGTGATCCACCAAGTTCCCGCTTATGTGCATGATAAGCCAAAAACATAAGATCCCAAATACCCAACTTCTCAGATATTTGACCAATGATGTTTCCCGTCTGTTTCTCCCATTTCGCAAACTCAGGCGGTTGTGCAATGTATGTTGCTTGGTCGCCTGAGTTATATTCAATTGTAATTGGTAACTTCATTTGTTTGCTCCCGTTTTATTTTTTAACTAAAGGTTTCGGTTACTGCGCCCTTAGATACTGTGAATGTGAATGATACTGTCTGAGCATCAACACCTGAACCACCTGCGGTTGGAAACTCAGGCTTTACTGGAAACACAAATTGTGCTCCGGATGCAGCTGTGAGTGTCATGCTGATGTCTGTATCTGGTGCGGATTCAGCAGCTGTCCATAGAGCCTCGCAAACTGAGTTTGCCTTGCCCCAGTCAGCCAACATGTCCAATTGGAATGTTCCTGAAATGTTTGTAGTTTTGTAAGCCTCGCCTTCCATGGTCTGATAAACCTGACGCTCATTGACCTTGGTTAAAACTGCGTTTGTCGCCTGTGCTTGAATATCTGTTCCACCTGTGAAAGATAAACCAACATCACGACCGGTAATTACGACTGTTGCCATGATTTCTCCTTATATTGTTTGCGTGTAGTAGGTAGATACTCGAACATCTGCGATAAGCAGCGTTGATGCACCAACTTGAGTAACTGTCGGTCTTTCAACCGAGCTGACAATGTATCCAACCGGAATAACTGCCAGAACACTTATGATTAATTGCTCGATATTGTCGAGCGATGCCGGATTGCTGTTATAGGCAACGGCAACTGAAATAGTAAAATTGATCTTGGCTCTGATATTGGTTTTGCTTATTGTTTCAAATTCTAGGTATGGTGAATCAGGCACAACCACCACAGCTGGTGGAATTACTGTTTCAGGAACAAATGAATAAACATTTCCTGCGACAACTGATAAAGCGGTTGCTAAAGGTGTTCGGATTTGTTGAAGGATTGTTTCGTTAGGCATTTATTGACACAAACCTTCGGTGTCCATGTAACTGCCCAACAAACCTACGCACTTGTTGTAGAGACTTCTCCCCATTCTGAACGGCGTACTGGTGAAATCGACACCTTCTATTTGTCCTCCACCGGCAAGTCTTGCTTGAAAGACTTCGACTGAAACTGTATAGACGGCTGACTGAACAGCTGCGTTTCCAACATAAGTTGATGCGCCAGAAAGGGTAGCAACTCCGGATGGGATGACATTAGCTTCGAGTATATCGGCATTAGTGATCGATTGCGAAAAGGTATATTGTCCAAGATTGTCTGCCAGCACAACTCTTGTTCCGTTGTAAGGTGAACCGCATCCTGTGATGACAACTGATTGCCCTTCGGTAAATTCATGAATTCCTAGTGTGGTAAATGTAGCAACATTGTCTGACAATGAGGTTGCTTGAATTGGTGCTTTAAATGTTACAAGCATTGGCAAAATAACAGTTTCTGCTGTGTCAATAATTTGGTTCAAATAAGTATCGTTATACAAGGCGGATGACACACCAAGAACGGATCGCAACTCGGTGGCTGTAATTATGCTTGGCATGTCAT